AGTTAGAACCTTGAAAGTGAATCGCAGGGTAAAGAACCTGATTAGGGAAGTGACTGAGGGTTATGCATATCCTGAAGGAACAACCAAACGGGATAATGAAAAACCCGCTGATGGGAATGATCATGCATGTGATGGATACCGGTATTGGGCGTATACACGAACATGAAAAAACAAACCTTGATTAGCCGGCTTATACAGCCTTTGATCTCCAAAGCTCTTTATGATCAACATCCAGAGCTTTTGGAGCGTGATCCGCTATTGCGTATATCCAGCGAGGATGAAACTGGAACACCAGTGAACGATTTTAACCAGGCAGCGGTTTACTACGGTAACTATATGTGGTTGCAGAAGGCTGTAAATATCCTGGCTAATAATATTGCTCCATTACGCTTAGCAGTTACCCGGGATACTGATGAAGATGTCGAATACATTTCTGGGCATCCGTTGATTGAATTACTGGATAATCCCAACGCTGATATGTCGAGTGAAGATCTTAGCCGGCAATGGGTTATTGATATGATGTTAGGCGGCGAAATTGGGTTTGAGGTTGTTCAAGCTACTAGTGGAAGAAAGGTACTTGAGCTTTGGCCGCGGCAATCAAAAGATGTAACGGTAAGAGCAGAGTCGATCAGATATCGAAAAGTAGCATCATACAAGATTGATGATGGCCATGGTGAGCCATATAACTTGACCCCTGATGAGTTTATTCACTTCAAGTTTTATAACCCATTGCAGCCATTTAGGGGATTGTCACCTGTTTCTGCAATTAGATACAGCATCCAGATTGATCAATTAGCGCAAATTTGGAGCCGGCTTTTCTTCCAGAATTCGGCAAGGCCAGATTTTGCAGTCATTGCGCCGGAAGGAATTACTAAAACCGAAAAAGACGAAATGCTATTGAAGCTTCGTCAAGATCATTCTGGGGTAAATGCGCATGAGCCAATCATTTTAGAGTCTGGTGTCACTGATATCAAAACCTTTTCTTTTGCGGCTAAAGATATTGAGTGGCTTACTCAACGCGAAATGAGTAGAGATGAAGTTGCGGCGATAGTTGGCGTTCCCGATGAACTAATGGGTTATGGCCGGGATACATACGAAAACTTTGACACTGCTGATCGAATTTTTTGGACTCTGACCATTATCCCTTTGGTTGAAATGCGAGATGGTAAGTTGACCAGGTTCTTTAGACGAATCAATCTTTTGAAGCCTGGGGAAAATATCAAAACTGATTTGCGCCAAGTTCCACAGCTCCAAGAAGATCGGTCAAGCAAGATCAACCAAGCTAAAACTCTTTTTGATATGGGTGTTCCGCTGAATATGGCTTCTGAATATTTACGGATGGGATTGCAAACAATTCCGGGCGGTGATACTGGGTATCTTTCTGGGATGCTTTTACCGGTTGGATCCACGCCCGAACCGCCGGCTATTGTATCTGACAGGATACAGCCGCCAAAGACGAAATCCCCCCCCCATACTGAGTATGGCTCAGTAGAGCATGAGGCGGTTTGGAAGGGATTGCAAGCCAGACTTGATAGTCATGTTTCCATTCTTCAACGGCTGGTAAAGAAAGAGTTTCAGCGGCAACAAAATGAGATTGGCCAAAAGTTGCGTGACAGTAAGATTTTCGGAAAGGGTAAGTTCAAAGATTCAGAAAATGTTCCTAGTCCGAATAGCCTTTTTGATATTGAAGGGGAAATAAAGAAATTTGTTGAAGCTTTTACAAAGTCTGTACAAGATTCCGTGTTAGAGATTGGCCAAAGAGAAATAACCGATTTGGGTCTTTCGTTTGTTTTCGATTTGTCACGTCCCACAGTAGTAGCAGCAATCCGGCAAATACTCGAATCGGTTTCCAAGAAAACGAATGAAACAACCTGGAATGACTTAGTTTCTTTGTTTGAAGAAGCTGAACAAAACGGTGAAGGAATACCAGCAATTCAAGAGCGTCTTTCTCAGTATTTTGGGGATCGGAAAAGTGACTATCAGACAGAAAGAATTGCCAGAACCACAATGACCGCTTCCTCAAATGCCGGCGAACAGGAAGCCTGGAATCAGGCAGAGGAAAACGGAATTCAAGTAGAGAAAGAATGGGTTTCGGCATTACAGGTTGGCCGCACTCGACAGGCGCACTGGGAAGCCCATGGGCAGCGGGTTGGAGTAAACGAAACCTTTGATGTGGATGGTGAATCGCTGATGCACCCGGGCGATCCTAACGGCAGCCCTGGAAATATTATTAATTGCTTGTGCGGCATGATTGCAGTTGTGAAGGAGTAAAAATTATGAGTCTAATTTATAAGATTTTCTCGATCCAAAGCAAAGCTATTGACAAAGAAGCCGGCATTTATGAGGTGATGATCTCTACTGAATCTACTGATCGCCAAGGTGATATTGTCCGGGCTTCTGGTGGCAAGTTTGAAAACTATCTAAAGAATCCGGTAGTTTTACTTGGCCATGACTACAGTGATTTACCAATAGCAAAAACACTTGAAATCGGCGTCATTCCTGGTATTGGTATTCAGGCGAAATTTCAATTTCCGGAAAACGGTCTCTATGAAAAAGCTGATACCACCAGAAAACTTTGGGATGCCGGTTTTCTTAATGCTGCAAGTATTGGTTTCTCACCGCTGAAATCAATCAACCTGGATCCCAATAAACCATGGGGGCCACAAGATTACATCGAATGGGAATTACTCGAATGGTCCATTGTCACAGTGCCGGCTAATCAGGATGCTTTGCGGCTGGCTTTGGACAATATCAATCAAACCATTGAAAAGCGTGGCCGGATTTTGAGTGCCGCAAATGAAAAGCGGCTGAAAGATGCCGCCCAGGCGTTGAACGATGTCTTGAAGCAGCTCGACGCCCCTGATACTGAGCCCGAACCATCCGAACAGGATGATAACGGAAAATCTGCTGATGCTGAGTCAAACACTGATCTGACAGGGAACGACGCGAACAAAGCTGAAGCGGTGGAAAAAATTAACCAACTATTATCTGTTTTATTTGAGGTGTGAAATGGAACTTGAAGAGTTACTCGCAAAAATTACCGAGTTAACCAACGCGGTAAAAGAAAACAAAGGTACTGATGGCCTGAATAAAGAGGCTCTGGTTGCAGATCTGAAATCCTTAATGGATGAATACAACCAGAAATTGTTAGACGCCATGCCGAAGCGTAAAGGGGAAGATAATGAATTTCCTCCAGTTGTTGAAGTCAAGGGTCGGTATGGCCGTTTGCTGAAGGATTTTGCCAATCATGGAGAAGCCCGGATTAATGGTACTCCGGTAAAACCAATTGATTTGGTATTGGCAAAAATCCTAATGGAACGTGCGGTTTCCGCGGGGCAAGGTGGCGCATTTTCACCATCAACTGATCTTGTTGATGTTGTAAAAGGCATGACCACGGATGGAGTTGCAACTGGTAAAGAGTTGGTCCCGGAAAATCTTGCTGCAACTCTGTGGGAAGATATGTATGCGGCTTCTAAGGTCTTTGCCGATTTGCCTGAACAGCCAATGACCAGTGATCCGATGAATATTGGTTTACTGGGAAACATGACGTTTTCCAAGGGATCACAGAATACGGCAACCACTGCTCAGGATTTAGCAACTGGTGAATCCGTGTTGACTACGACCGAACTGCTTGCTGAAGTCAACTGGTCCTACAACCTGGACGAAGATGCTGTAATTGCCTTAATGCCCGCGTTTCGCGCCGAGGCAGCCCGAGCCGGTGCTGAGTATATGGACGCATTTGCACTTAACGCCGATTCCACAAATGCGGCTACCGGAAATATCAACCTGGACGACGACAACCCCGCTGATGATTCTTACTACTTGACCAATGGACAGGATGGAATCCGTCATCAATTTTTGGTTGACAATACTGCCCAGGGCGAAAATGTTGGGGCTGCTCTTGACGATACCAAAATGGCGGCAATTCTGAATCCGCTCGGAAAGTATGGGCTAGATATTGCCAATTTGCGGATCGTCCCAGATGTAGCAAGTTATCTATCCATGTTGGCTCTGTCGAGTGTCAAAACCGTTGATGTTTACGGACCGGCGGCCACTGTTGTCACCGGTGAATTGGCTCGCTACCGTGGTATCCCAGTGATTCCAAGCGCGTCGATGCCGCTGACTGAAGCAGATGGTAAAGCATGTAAAACCCCCGCATCGAATGTCAAGGGGCAGTTGGCAGCTTACAACCGCCTCATGTGGCGACGTGGATCTCGGCGCGGGCTGACTATTGAGATTGATCGCTCGATCCAAAAGCGACAAATGATCATGGTTGTCAGTTTCCGCATTGCTGTTGGATGCCGCGGAACCCGCTCAACTGCTATCCACACTGTTGGTGGATACGGAATTACTGTCTAATAAATTTGATCTGTGCTGGGTGGGTAGTACGGAACTGCTACTCACCCAACCAGATGAAAGGAGCATGATATGAGCAGTAAATATGTTGATTCAAAATTTGGAAGTGTAATTGCAATTCCCTTCGCGGTTGCGAATGCTATCACTGGCCGAACTAATACCGATCTGGCTTTGCCTGGTGGAAACACCCTGGCAGTAATGCCGTTTGCTGGATCTGTAATTGGGCTAGGCGTCCGGGCCTCGGCTGAAGTAACCGCTGGGGCAGCTACGTTCAAGGTCCATAAAGACGGCACCGAAATTGCCGACGCGGGCTCTATCTCAGTAGGCATTGCCGCAAACACTGATACAACGGCTGTTGATGACCTTGAAACCCAAGGAACTTGTCGGCCCGGGGTCATGAAGTTCTCTGCTGGTGATGGCATCGGGGTGAGTTATTCAAGTTCGACTGATCTCGCTCCAACCAATTCCAATGATTTTGACGCTGTTCTGATTGTGATGTTGGATTCGTAATAATGAAAAACTGGGGAAAAATCTTCGCTGGAACACGGCTTGAGAAGCAGGTTGAAGCCGCATTTGTGCCTGTTTGGTGTGAACTAATCACAAAAGGCCTTAGGCCTGGTGATGGCTGGACCATTGTACGTGATCGTATTGCGCACCGGGCAGCAAATGAAGTTGTTCGCAGGTTCCTGAAAACAGACTGTGACACCTTGTTCATGGTTGACAGTGATGCCGACTTTGGCCCCGAACTATTGGGCCAGTTCCGAGACTATGAAGAAGGCTGGCAATATGATGCTCTACAAGCTTTTTACGTTCGGCGGGGATGGCCCCCAGAAGCAATTTGGATCACACCTACCGGGGATGGGCGTTATTTACACAACATCGTAATACATCCAGACGCCTGTGCCCCGGTGGCGGTGATCGGTACACATTGCGCGTTGTTCAGGCGCGAAATATTTGAAACAATGCTGACTGAACATCCCGAAATAGATAAAGAATCTTTTGATTGGTTTTACTACCCGCGCCATGGGGTAGAGACAGAAGATTCAATGTTGAGTAACGAAGCCAGGCGTTTGGGTTTCAAATTGGGTGCTACTACTCACGTAAAAGCAGGTCATATTTCGAAGGTGATCGTAGCCTGGGAAACTTATCAGGAATATCTGGCAATCAATCGAGATGCGATCATGAAACAGATTGTTCAGACAGATATAGAAGTGAACAACCCATTAGTTGAATTGATTGCCGAAGAAACCGGTGAAACCATTGAAGTTGTAAAAGAAAAGATTTTGAATGGGTCAAAAAACGTTCGACAGGCATGGAAAAATCCCAAAGGTGCAGAAGAAGTTAGAAAATTTTATGGCGATGGCCCTCATTACCTTTACGATTTAGCAGCCTGGAATATTTCTGAGTATTACCGGGAAATTACCGATCCCTTGAAAGAAGTTAAAGGTAAAAGAGTTTTGATTGTTGGTGCCGGCATTGGCGGGGAAGCTGTCCTGATGGCAGATGCTAACCAGGTCGATTGCTTTGAACTTCCCGGGCAGCTAAAAGAGTTTGGCAAGAAACGCCTTGGGGAAAAGGTCCAATACCTAGATGGTGAAACCGTGATGGAAGCAGTCCATGGCGAATATGATTTGATCGTCATGGTAGATGTTGTTGAGCATATCCATCCAGATGAATTTGATCAAACCATGGATCATTTAGCAAACCATGGCAAAGATTTCTACATCCATGCCAATTTTGGCCAACAGGATCTTTACCCGATGCATTATGACCATAAGAAGCTATTCCAGGCATGGCAAGAACGATTTGGATTAAAGCAAGAAGGTAACTATGCGTTTACTCGTGAAAAGCAATTATCGGAATAAAAATACTCAGTATAGGGAGGGGGTTGTAATTGAGGTATCTGAGGCCGAAGGCCGGTTTTTACTGGTAGATGCTCCGGGCTGTTTCGCCATTGAAAACCCCCCTCCTATACTGAGCATAGATAATCCACCTGTTGATCGGATGATGCGGAAACGTCACGTAAGGACAAAATGAAAGCTCAACTGTACTGTACTATTGGCGAATTAATAGATGACCTTGGGTTACCAGGTGATGAACATCAGCTATTTGAAAGAATCAAAGCCGCGTCCGATTTTATTCAACGGCGATTTGGTGACTTCATTCCGGTTACTGCTACTAAGAAATTCGGGACCAGAGGGTCCGAGGATCTTCAAGTGGATCCGCTATTGGCTGTGACCTCTATAACCAATGGTGGGATTACAGTCAGCGATTATGACCTCTATCCTCTAAATAGACACTGGGAAAATGGTCCCTATACTCGAATCTACCAGGATAACGTTTGGGATGATACCAATGTCCAGATTGCCGGCCAATGGGGAAAGTACATTGAGAATCAAAGTTTGGGATTGACCGGGACACAGGCAGCGGCTGACACTGCAACGGTGACCGTTACCAATGGGTCGCTGTTGTCGCCTGGAATGGTTTTACTTCTCGAATCCGAACAGGAACTTGTAACAGGTTTTGGTACACCCAGCGCGGCAACATCAAAACTCAATG